ATAGGTGTCATAGGTGACATAGGTGACAAGAGACATTACAAATCAAGGACTTACGACCATGACGCCTCAAGCCAAGGCGTCATAAGGCGTCATGAATTCAGCATTATAGGCGGCACAAGCAGTTGCCTGCCATGACTGGTGCGCTTTGCCTGATTGTCATTAAGCAAACGAATGAGTGTCGCCGCCTTTGTCACATCCGACTGAGTTGGCCTGTCCATCCCGACCTCGACCAGCACATCGGTAGCCGATCGCCAGCGCCAGAACGACGGGTGCGCATCCCATTCAAGCCTAGATTGCAGCCGTTCGGTAATCGGGTCAGATACCGTGAATTCCTCATTGTGTCCGTTCAGCCTGTCCATTTCAGCCGGCAGCAGGTAATAGCCTTCGCCGGTCTGATACATGGCGTAGACCTCTGCCCATAGCTGCTGCATATCAATTGAGTGGCTATGGTCTATGGCGGTTGCCTCGATCGTCCAGTAGCGCCGGTTGCCGGTCGGGTCGTGGAGAAACTGCTTAGGGTTCACGCTGCCAAAAAAAACAGTCCGGCGTGCATAGGTCGATTCTTTGCGTGCATAGGCGCGGCGCAGAATGTCGTTCTTCAGCGTCAGGAAGGACTTCAAGGCGGCAATGTCTGACTTCCTGAATGTGGCGTCCAGTTCGCCCAGTTCGACTAGCCAGAACCCGACTGCCTTTTTCACGCTGTCACGGTCGTTCGGGTTCAGCAGCATCCCGTCCTGCAGCACTCCCAGATTAGCCGGCACAAGCGACTTGAACCATTTAGTTTTGCCGACGTACTGGCTACCCTGAATGACTAGCACGCCATGCGCTGAAACGCCTTCAGGCTCTACAGCGGCTGCAATGGCCGACAGCATCCAGCGACGCATCAGGATTTCTTTAAGCGGCTCGTCCGTGCTGGTAATCGTTGCATACAAGGCAGGCAGGCGGCTCACGCCGTCCCACGGCTTACTGGTAATCCACTGTGCGACAGGGTTGAACAGGTTTTTGTCGGCCAGAACGGTCACATAGTCGCCCATGCTGTCGGTCGCCATGCGGAACCGTGCGCACCATGATTTCAGCCATGCAAGGCTGGCGTTCATTTTATTGTCCACGCTGAACGATGCGCCAGGTATCAGGATTTCTTCCTCTTTCGATATGACGTTGTAACGTACCGTCACATCAAGACGGCGGCAGACTTCGGCAAGGTTTTCAATAGTGGCAAGCGGCGTGCCTTTGCTGTTGGCGTCAGGTAGTGGCGACATATAATCGACGGCTGCGACTGGCGCGGCCTGCGTAGCCACCACAGCGGCAACAGGCTTCGGCTGCGGAACTGGTACGGGTTTATTGTCATTGGCGCTATAGGCTGGTCTGTGACCATCGTAGATGGCACGGAATGCCGACCAGTCGTGATGACTGCAGCTATCGTGCTGGCATTTGAAGTATGCCGCGCCTGCCGGTGTCTCGCCCAGCATCGCCTCGCCGCGATTGTGTGCAGAATTGAACGGACAGACGGCCAGAATCCATTTGTAGCCGCCTTGGTGGTCGAATGGGCCTTTAACGTCCAGCCCATGACCAGCAATCCAGTCTGGCAGGCTGAACGTGCTGCGCATAGAGGACGGCGTCGGCCATGACGGTGCTTGCGCTGACGATGTGATGACGACAGGAACTAACGCGGTCAACTGCTCGACCGTGACTATACCAATCACAGAAGGCGCAGACAGCACAGCCGCCATACGGTGCGGCCTATCTTCCATGTAGTCACCCTTGCAGGCCATCGTGCCGTACAGCTTCCAGATACGGGCAGCGTTAAAATTGACGGCATCTACCTTGACGGCGTCGTCTGAATACTGGTCAGCCAAGTGCTTCAGTACCGCCTTGACCAGCGTGAGGCTGGCTTCATCGTTCGGCAGGTCGATGCGGTACAGAAGGTGCGCCCCGTTGCCACTGTCTGCGGCAATAGGTTCCGGCCAGCCCTGCGCAGTCAGGTATTCAGCGACCATGCCGGCACGGGTCAGCGCATCGTCGTGTTCGGCATCGGTGCTGCTGATACCAGACGGTCGGACGGCATCAAAGTCGATAGGTAGCCAGCGGCGGGTCAGTATGTCTTTGTCGCCAGTCGTGTTCTTCGCGTAGTCCTGCAAGCGGTTGTTAGCCCGCGCCTGCAATTCAGGGTTTACAGGGTTCAGCGTGACATAAACGGACTCAGCCACGCCCGACAGGCTGGAGGCGGCTGCGGCCAGTGATGCCCCGTTGTTGAAGTAACCTGATACAGTCGCACGCTTCGGCACGTTGATAGCGCGGAGTTCGACGGTCTGACCTTTGGTGAATAAAAGCTGGCACGCCCTCCGTATCAGGTCGGCGCTGCCGCCTGCCTGTTTCTGTTGCTGCATATATTCCCCTGTTACGGTTTGAGCCGTTTAGTTATTTGTCCACAGCGCCAGATCGCGCCGGTAATGCACCAGCATTGCCACTGCTAACCCTGCCGGATTTGGTACAGGAATGCCGCCGGATTTCCAGTAAGCGTAAGTACGATCAGTGACGCCCAGTGTCTCGGCCATGCGTGCGTTTGTCATGCGCAGGCTGGCTTGTGCCTCGCGGAGTTCTTTGGCGGTCATTTAAAGTCATCCTCAGTGTGGCCGGCAATTCTAACCCATCCGCGTCGCTGACCTATGTCTAGCCAGTCGGCGTGTGACATTGGCGGCGGTGATTGGTGTGGCCCTTCCATGTAGTCAGGATGCCGCAGGGTAGCGCGTAGTTCTTTTCTCGCCAGTCCGATACTGTCGTCGTCATACTCACAGCCAATTTGATCTGCGGCAATGTTCAACGCCTCCAGCGCCAGAGCCATAACGCGGCGGCTCATGGCTTGCACCTACAGTCGCGCCCTTGAATGCAATCGTGCGTGCAGCCGCCTGAATAACCCGGTTCAACAGCAGGCGGCATAACCTTTGTCTTATTAAATATGCGCTCGAAGTTGTCGCGGTAGGCGTTCGTTGCCGGCTTGGTGGCGATGGCGTCGCCTGTGATGTCGTTTTTGCTGGTCATATAGGGTTGAGTTGTTTTAGTTTGGCTTCGATGGCGTATGCAAAATTTCGACATCTGCCCATAAAATTCATTCCAGCTTGTGGCGAATTTGTGCCTTTATTAACTTCATCTATTTCCTCATCCGTCAGCCCTACCCATTCGCGGCGCGGTTGTGCGGTGTAGAGCGGTATGTCTTGGTCACTACGTGGAACAAGCGTCGGCTTTGGAAATAATTCACCATCAACGGTTAGCATGTGTAGCCACGCCACTGGTTCAGGCTCTATCTCCCCGAAAGCTGTTTCGGGAACATCAGGCTGCGCGAGTCGGGCGCGTAGTGCTTCTATTGCACGAAAACGCTTGAAATTCTCTGGTGTTTCCGGCCATGCTTGTAAACTTTCTAACGCATCTAGCGCCATCTGCATTGCTTCTCTGCTCATATGTTCTTCTCCTTTAGCTTTGCTTCAATGTCATGGGCATAATCTAAAGTATTAAAAAAATAGTTCGTAACGCGTTTTTCTGCCATCAATTCATATTCATTATCCGTCAGCCCTACCCATTCTTTGCGTTGTGGTGGTGCTGTGTAGAGTGGAATCCAATCATCGCCGTAAACAGGTTTATCTGATTCCCAATTAATCATTCTTGCAGGGCCTGTTGAAATCCACGCCACAGGCTCAGGCTCAGGAGCTGAGCTACTTGAAATATTCGATGAACTGTTTTGTTGCGTCAGCGTTGGCTTATCAATGCAATACACACCCCCTTTCCCAAGGCAATAAAACCCACACACCGGACAATGCACATCCGGCGCTAGTACTGTTCGTAGTGCTTTAATAACTGGAACTTGCCATCTCATCCCATGATTGCCTTTATCAAAGTTATTAAGTGCATCCAGCGCCATCTTCATTACTTCTCTGTCAGTCATTGCTATCTCCTACTAGCTCGTATGTAAACGTAAATATGTCTGGCTTACATGGGTAGTGCTCGCCTTTCACACCAGTAATGATCCAGTCGCCGGGGCAGACAATATGCCCACCCTCAAGCGTGTCAATCCATCCGTGGTTGTGCATGATCTGATTGCAGTGCTTGCAGGGAGATTCCCCCGAAACGTAAGGGTCGCGGTAGTAACGAACGATGTCGCCTTCCCATCGCATTTCCTTTCGGTATTCAGGAGAAAACTGAACCAGATCACCGCCAGCGAAACCGTCATGCGTCCTACTGTAGTCGAGTGGGTGATCGCCGTTCGTGAACCATCGCGCCGCTTCAATTACTACGGGCTTTTTTCTAAATTTCATTTCCCATCCGCTTTGGTGAGTGCTGCTTTGGCTTGTTTAACGCCTTCCCAAGTATCAGGAACGCCACGAACAACTATTTGCAACGCCTGCACCAGCGCATCATTCACTTCATGCAGTCTGCGTAGTTCAGCGGCGGCTCTTACGTCGTATGGGTTATTAAAGCCATCAAGCAAATAGGCAATTAATAGTGCTTCCGGTTGTTTGTCAGTCATGCTTGCCCCCTTGTGCGGATAGCGGAGGCGCATATTTTTGCTTGGTCAATTCTTGTTGGGTCAGGGTGTCCGTTCGCTTCACATACCTGTGCACAGGCCTCACGCTCTGCTGCTGCAATGCCGCGTTCGTACTCTGTCCAATGCTCTTGCGTCCACGTTTGATTGAGTTCTGCTATTGCTACTGACTCAGGCTGCGCTAGTGCTGCGCGTAGTGCTTCGATTGTTTTTCGATAATCATCAGTGTATGCTCCGCAGTTATCGTCCATGTAATACAACGCCTGCTGCATCACCTCACGTTCGTGTGGTGTCATACCGCCCCCTTAGTAGGTATCCACGACGCCGCCCAGTCACGCGCCGGTACTATCCTCGCAGCCCGTCGCTTCCTCAGTGCTGCTTCGTGCAGGTCTTGGTCGCTCATGAGGATGTCGCGCTGTCGTTGCGCACGTTCTGCGCTGGTCAGCGGCAACGGCTTTGCTGCATCGGTCGCAGCGCCCCAGCAATACAGCGCATGACTAACGGTCTTGTGCTCCATGTGATGCAGTCGGAAACCGGCGATATGGATAAGCCGGTTAATGCGCAAGTGAACGATGTATTCCCGCGCCCAGCGCAATGACAGGTGAATACCGTCCGCGATTTCCTGCAGTGTCATATCTTTGGCGCGGAGCATTTCCTGAATGCGTTCGATGCGGCGTAGTGCCGGTTCTTTGGTGAACGTCATGCGGCTGTCAGTCTTGTAATTCGTTGACATAATCCCCCCTGTTAATCGCCATGATTTCGGCGTTCATCTTAGCCAGCGCCCAGCGTTTCGGGCCTTCCATTTGCATCAGCGCAAGACTGAACTGCACGAAGTTAGACAGCATGTCCAAGTCATCGGCGTTGACGTAACCGCGCCGAACGTCGGACAGCACGCGCATGGCTTCGGTGCGGGTGTGATCGACTTTATGCTGGAAAGTCGGGTCTGGATGGCGTTTCATTTGACTGCTTTGCGATAGGTGAATATCTGCGCTGGCTTAACTGCCGCTGCTGCTTCTGCCGCCTGCTTGGCTTCCATCGCCTTGCGTGCCTTGGCAAACGTCTTGCGAATGTCGGTTTTACCCGATTGCGTGTATTTGAATTCTTTGTCGAGTAAGGTTGGCATTATGTGATTGCTCCTACTAACGCCAGACCGGCGCAAATGATGACGATGACCGCGACGGCAAACAGGCGCGGGTGATTGTTAATCCAGCGATCTATGCGCGGCGGCATATCGTATTTGGGATTGTATTGGGTCATGACTGACCGCCTTTCTCAAGTTCCCACAGCGGCAGTCTTGCCTGCGCTTCAGTGGTAACGATTTGGCATAGTTCAATCAGGTGTGATTCGAAGTTCATGTTCGGGCGGCTATCTTCGTCTGATAGATCGGCAACATAGCCTTTGATGATTTGAACTAGTCGGTAGTTTGGAATGATTGGATGCATTTTATTTTCCGGTCGATGACGCCCCCGAAGGGGCGGTTGGTTATGCGGTCAGTGCTGTCATTGGCAGGGCAAATTCGCCGCGTGCTGCTTTCCCTGTTGCTGGGTTGTAAGCCTTGACTTGTGCATACTGTTCGCCGCCGATTTCGCGCAGTGCGACGATTACAAATTTACCTGCTGTTTTGCCGTTTACGATTTGGTTGACTGTGAACATTTTAATCTCCGGTTAGTGGAACCGCGTTTGCTGTTCCGATGTAGAGATAATACTGCAAATATTGCAGTGTGTGATTGATTGTTACTATTGATTGCCGAAATCAGTTAGGTTTTGACTATTGCCAGCAAATCCGCGACAGACCGCGCCACGCCAGCAAAGCCGCCCGCCTTAGTGACGGCATCAATGAAGTTGACTTGTGCCGGTGTCGGCTTGCCCGTGCGCGACTTGACTTCAACGCAGGTGATAATCGCGACGGTTCTCCCGACCATGTCGGCGGTGACGGTAACAGGTGTCCAGCCGATCAGGTCGGAACCGCCGGGATTACAAACGCCGTACTGTATCCAGCGGCCAGACTTTGCGTCCTGATACGAACCGACGTTATTCCTGAACAGCACAGTACCGGCTGACGCTGCCGCCAGCCGGATTTCTTGTTGTGTTTTTGCTTCTGACATTACCCAAGCAGTGCGTGCAATACGCGGTGATGTAACTGCGCTAAGTCGCCGTCGTTGACGATCAGCTTTGAATGCTCATCAACCGGCAATGCCGACTCTGAAACATGATCGCCGCCAGCGCCAGCAATGACAGGACGATGAACGGCAATGCGAACGCCGCCCAATTGCTTGACGGCTTCAAGTTCATTCGGAAACCGCATATCGTCCACGACGAACCGCGCGTCTGGTCGCTCTGCCGCCATCGCAGTAACCCTGCGCTGCCACAGATTGACCCACAGATCATTACCGATCAGGTCGCGCCCCCATTCAGTGCCAAGCGTCTGCATGACGTAACGCGGCGTGCGACCGCATAGCAGATCGGACGGGAACTGCTTTGATGTGCCTTCGACTTCGCCGTGTGTCAGACCAATGGCGTAAAGCATATCCTTCAACGGTCCGGCAAACTTGATGCGGTGATAGCCGTAGTGTTCGATTAGATAATCGGCGGCAGTAGTCTTGCCACTGCCTGCCGCCCCCGATAGCGCGACTAGGCGCGGTAATGTGGCGGCTGTCATCAGAACGGAATATCGTCGTCTTGAACGGGTGCTGCCTGACGCTGCGGTGCAGCAGGCTGGCGTTGTGCCGGTGCTGCCTGCTGACCATCAGCCGGCTTCAAGTCAAACGCCGATACGATAATGCTGTCGCGTCCTGCCTCGACCTCAACGCCGGCAGGGTTGAACGTGCGCTTCAGCATCAGGTAAACGCTACCGTCGTCTGACTTGAACAGTGCGCCGATGTTTTCGTAACGGTTCTTCGTTGCGCCATCGCGGTCTGTGTAGCTGCCGGTTTTGACTGCAAGGTCTTTGATTTTCTTCGATGCCATTTTATTCCCCATGTGATTTATAAGTCGCCGTCTTTCCGGCGTGTCATGTTGTGGCCGGTGCTGATCTCCGGCTTTAGGAGCACGATCTATAGCTCTCAAATTCTCTCGGTTGCATCAGCCTGCGCATTCACCAACACAACTGACCACTGCGTTTCCCCGTCTTGCTGCCGCCAAGGTGTCTAGAACTTACGGCTTCCCGCTTCAGGGTTAGTGCGCTTTACGTTTTCGCGTCCGGCAATGGTCATGTGTCTTGATAAAAACAGCCGCTAACGGCGGCAAGTCGGCACAGTCAATCAGCGGAGAGACAGCCCGTGAAGGATACCGACCCTGTGCTGCTGGTGTTACTGCAATGCTTCACTGCTTGGCGCGACCTCCAGCAGCGCGCCGCTTTAAATTCGCTGCATTCCACTTTGCCATAACTTCGGCAACTGGTGTCGAGTCTGTCGGATGAACCGCTGTGCGTGTTGATTTCTGCCCGAATTCTACATCGCCTATTTTCAAATATGTGATTTTTATTTCGCCAAATACACGGCGGCATGAGTCAACGAACGACGCCAGTTCCGGCGCTTCATTGCGCAGCTTCTGGCGTAGTGCTTCGCGGTCATCCATAGCGTTTACCCTCGCGTGATTTCATAATGAACCGCGCCCAGCCATGCTTATAGCCACGCTTCCGCGCCACTTCCTCTAGTGCCTCAATTGTCCTCGCGCTGCCAATCTCTAGCTTGCGATCGCGCCGCATTGCCTCTGCCTGCGCGGCGGTGATCTCTGTCAACTCACCATCGGTAACGGCGACCACGCGTGCCTTGATCGGCTCATGATGACCGCATTGCGGACAGACCGGCTGCGGCTTATAGGCGGCGTAGCATTTCACGCATTGTCGAACCGCCGGAACGTTGTCGTTCGCTGCCTTGCCTGTGCGTGCCGTGCCGTCTAGCGTCCATTCGCGGTCTTCGTCCGGCATTCCATGCCGTAGGACGTTGCCGACATGGTCGAGAATAATTGCGCGGTCTTTGCCGGCTGCCGGTCTGAGTGCGCGGCCTACCTGCTGGATGTACAGCGAAAGCGATTGCGTCGGCCTGAGAAGGATAGCTACAGAAACAGCGGGAATGTCCACGCCTTCGCCAATAAGGTCGGCGCTGGTTAAAATCTTTATTCTGCCACTTGCCAAGTCTGCTAGTAGCTGCTGCCGCTTGTCTCGCGTCATCGTTCCGTCAATGCTTGCAGACGGATAGCCAGCGGAACGAAAGTCTGCTGCAACGTGTTCTGCATGGGCTACAGACGCACAGAACGCTATTGCCGGCTGGTTGTGCGCCAGCTTGCGGTAGTGAGTCACTGCGCTGCCGGTAATAACTGGCTTATCCATAACCGCAGACAATTCATCTTTGGCATAGTCGCCCATACGACGCCTTACGGCTGTTAGGTCCAACTGCGTTGGCGGTGCATAGACGACAGGCTGAGACAGGAACCCGATTGAAATAAGTTCCGCGACACTAGGCCCCATAACCATGCAATCAAAATAGCCTCCGCTTTGCTTGCCAAGTCCTTTGCCGTCTAATCTTGACGGTGTGGCTGTATTCCCGAATAGGCGTGCTGCTGGATAGGCTTCAATTATCTTCCCCCATTGGTTTCCGCTTACTAAATGATGGCATTCATCCTGAATGATTAGATCAGGCTTTGCTATTTGCGACAGGCGACGCGCTACAGTCTGCACGCTTCCAACCTGCACAGGATGCAGCGTGCGGTTATACCCTGGCGCAATAATTCCATGCAAAACGCCGGTCTTTGATAGCGACTGCGACAACTGTAAAACCAACTCTGCGCGGTGTACGAGGATTAGCACTCGCTTGCCTTTGCTGGCTGCTCCGTGCGCAATATAGGAAAGCATTACAGACTTGCCGCTGCCGGTCGGGCTAACAAGCAGCGGCGATCGGTAGCCATCGCGGTACATAGACCGGATGTTATCGACTGCATGGGTTTGATATTCACGCAGCGGTATCATGCGGCAATCGCAAATTTGTTACTCTTGCGCCGGTTATCGTTCATAGAAAGTAGTTGAAGATTATTCGGAACGTGCAACCCGCAAACTAGATGATGCTTTAGCGGCAGAATATGATCGACTTCCATTTTCAATTCCGCAGCCTTTGCATATATTGATGCGATTTCTTTCAGGTCAGACCACGGCGGCGTTGCTTTTAATAAGCGAGCACGACGATTTGCAGCTGTCGCTGCTCGCTTGTCTTTATTCTTTGCTGCCCATGCTGCGTTTATGGCTTTTACTAGTTCTGGGTTGTCTAAATTCCAGCGTCTGTATTCAATTGGGTGGCGTTTGCGAAATGCCGCCTTTCTAATTTGTACATTCTCAGGGTTATTTTCTTCCCACGTTTTGCAGTGGCGCTTTCTTGCTTCTGGGTTTTTCTTTACCCATTCCTGTGTGCGTTTGTTCCAGCAAACCTTGCACTGCAAGCGAAACCTTCCATTGTCTTTTCTGAAATAGAATTGTTCAACAGGCTTTGTCTCAGAACATATTGTGCAAGTTTGCTCTTGCATTAATCGTTCATCCTCGCGCGGTACTCGCCGCACAGGTCAACGTCGTCGGTCAGCGGCCACATAGTGAACGGTTCGCCGTCATCAAGCAGGACAGTCGGAGGATACCGGCGGCATAACCCTACGTCGTCGTCCATTTCACGCGACGGCGGCATCCGTTCCCAGTATGCGCAGACGCTGCATTGTGCGCGATCAGGCTTTTCCATTTTTCGCCGCCTCTTGAATTTTTGCCCAGATACGGAACGACGGCTGAGTTTCCCCCAGCCGCCAGCGTGACACTGTCGACGTTGAAACGCCGGCCAGCAGGCAAAGGCGGCGCACGGATAGTCCCGCCTTCTCTGCCAATGTAATTACTTCTCTGTATGCGTCAGTATTCATCTTGGTAAGTAATTGTTATTACTTGTATTATGTTGATAAAAGTATTGCATGGCAAGCATTTTACCGTGCATAATCCTCCCACGCTAAGTAATCGCGTGTATAAAAAGGGGAAATAATGAAAAATGGCTTGTTTGATGGCATCAGTAATGCCGAATACCACGGCGGCGCTGGTATTAGTAAATCTGGACTTGATCTGATCGCGCAGTCGCCGCTGCATTACTGGGCGGCATATCTCGACCCGAAGCGCCAGCCGCGCGAAGAAACGGCAGCAATGGCAATCGGAACGGCCATTCATAGCGCCGTGCTTGAACCGGAGAAATTCGACGCCGAATACATTGTCGTCCCGGACGACGCGCCCAAGCGCCCTAGCGTGACGCAGCGCAACGCGAAGAAACCCAGCGACGAAACGCTGTACTCAATCGACTGGTGGGAAAACTTCGCCCTGCAGGCAGACGGTAAGCGCATCCTGTCGCCTGACGATCGTGCCGCCTGTGTCGCTATCGCCGCACAGGTTCGCGCCCATCCTGCCGCCCGTGTGCTGTTTGCTGACGGCATCGCGGAACAGTCGGCTTACTGGGTCGATAAGGAAACCGGCCTGCAGTGCAAGGCGCGACCGGACTGGATGATGGCCGGCGGCATCGTTGACGTGAAGTCGACAGAGAACGCCAGCCCGTCAGCCTTTCAGCGGTCGGTCGTTAGCTGGCGCTACCATGTGCAGGCCGCTTGGTATCTGGACGGCATCAAAGCAGCGACAGGCGACGACTCGAAAGCGTTCATGTTCGCCGTGTTTGAAAAGAAAGCCCCCTACGCCTGCGCGTTCTATTACGCCGACGCCGATATGCTTGAACTTGGCCGGCGCGAATACCGCCGCAACCTGCAGACCTACGCCGAATGCCTGAACCGGAACGTATGGCCTGGCTACTCCTCCGAAATTCTCCCGATCAGCTTGCCTGTTTGGGTTCTCAATGCTGCAAACGATAACGAAAGCAAATAATGTCAATCATTCAAATCAGGGAAGCAAAACGCGAAGGTGCGCGGCTGGTCATCGGCATTGCCGGCGTGTCCGGTAGCGGCAAGACTTACACTGCCTTACAGCTGGCCTACGGTCTGGCGAATATGAACGCCGGTAAAGTCGGGTTCCTCGACACTGAGAATAAGCGCGGCAGTCTCTACGCCGACAGCTTGCCGTCGCCGTTTCTGATTGGCGACCTCTACGCGCCGTTCAGCCCGAAGCGGTACGCTGAAGCCATCAAGGAATTTCAGTCTGCCGGCGTCGAAGTTCTGGTGATCGACTCAGTCACGCACGAGTGGGAGGGTTCGGGCGGCTGCGAAGAAATAGCGACGAACACAAATAGCCGAATGGCTGACTGGAAGAAAGCAAAAGCCGAACATAAGGTATTCATGAACGTCCTGCTGCAGTCCGATATGCACATCATTGCATGCATTCGCGCCCGTGAAAAGGTCGATTTCACTGACCCGCGTAACCCGCGACCGCTTGGCATCCAGCCGATACAAGAAAAAAATTTCATGTTTGAGATGACCGCCAGCCTGTTGATGCAGGACGCTGGCCGGTCGCAGTCGGTGCTGAAATGCCCTGACGAATTGTCAGTGATTCTCGGTCGCGGTGTTGATTACCTAACGGCAGCAGATGGAATGATGTTACGAAAGTGGGTAGATGGCGCAACTCAACTAGACCCTCTGGTTGAACACCATCGCAACGCGTTGCAGACCGTAACGGAATCCGGCTTGGTCGCGCTAGGTGACGCATGGAAATTAGTACCTGCGAAGGTTCGCGCGGCGCTCGGAAAAGACTGTTTGGACCGTCTGAAACACTCCGCTGCAACCTTTGATGAACAGCGACAAAATCGCATTGCAACCGAAACGCCCGATGTAGTAGCGAGCCTCAATCAAAAGGTTGCTGCGGCTATCGTGCCTGACAATTCTTTTTGAGGGGGCCGACCATGCCGAATTCTGAACCGAACGAATTTTATACGCCGCTGCAAGTCGCCGACCGATACAACAACGCAATCACTGTCAGGACGCTGGCGAACTGGCGCAGCATCGGCCAAGGACCGGACTACATCAAGATTGGCGGTAAGGTGATGTATCCGGCTAATGCCGTAGCGAAATGGGAACTAACCCGCCATATCAAACTGACGGAGTAGCAGTTCATCAACCCAAGCCGCCCAGTTCTCAACTGCGGCGGCTTTTTCTTTTGCGTACAGGTAGCGGTCAGGAAGATTTTGTCTGAGTAGCATATTGCTTAATATTTCCAATTCGTTAGCCTGTAGCTACACTATAATTGCTGGCACTATTGCCGCCAGTCTGGTGCGGCGTCACGACACATCAGGGAACAGCATGGACGATGCAGACCGTACACAAGAGCGCATGGAAATCGAATTAGAACTTCGCCTGCGGAACCGCAAGACAGCGCCAGAATTGGCTGCGACCGGTAGTTGCCACAACTGCGACGAAGCGGTTTTGAATGATGCGAAGTTCTGTGATGAGGACTGCCGCAAGGATTTCGAGCGCAGACAAAAAAACCGCCCGTGACTGCGGCGGCAAAGCCGGCCACGGATGGCCGGCAGGGGAGACTATTTCGACAGGTACAGTGCGCGTTCGTCGTTGCGCCGCTTGACCAGCCCCGGCAGGACTTTACCAGCCGCTTTATTCCACATCAGGAACGCATCAGCAGCGCCAGCATAGTCGCCGCGATTGTGCTTCATGCGGATTGACGACCGCTGCAGGTTGCCCAGCCCTACGTTAAAAGCGAACGAAACGAGTGCGCCAAAGCGACTGTCAGTAAGCCCAGCAGGACATAGTCGGCGAACCCCTGCTTCAAAGCGCGCAAGATCGGTTTGTAGTATCGCATTCACTTCGTCCATTGTTAGGGTTCGATTCCATGCCGGCGGCACTGGCAGCGCCAGCCTGCCCTCGAACGGAACCTTCGCATGTTCCGGCACGATGACATGACCGACGCCGACAGTCCACAATCTCGCAGGACAGCGGTAAGGTTTAAGCCGGATTCCTTCATGGTGCGAAATCATGGCAATGACGTTCTTGCCTACCGTCATTTGCCGAACGCCCTACCGCCAAAATGAAATGCAATTATTGAAGCGAACAGCGCCTGCGTTTCGTTATCCCACAGCAGGTCAAGCATGGTCGTGAAGTCAACGCCACGATGCCAGCCATAAGCAAAGCCAGCCACATCAACGAACACCAGCAGCAAAAAGAACCCATAGGTCACGACAGGCCGGACAGACGCACGCAAGTTCCGCATCCACTGGCTAGTGCCTTCATTCAGGCTTTCATCGTGCGCATAGACCGCCGACATTTCTGCCTGCTGCGCTTGAATGGTCGTCTGGGTCACATCGGCGGCAGTCTGCGTCTTTATCTGGTCAAGGTGTATTTCCTCGACCTTCTGCTGCGCGATAAATCCACGCTCGGCCAGCTGCAACTCGCGCTCGGTCTGCATCGCCGCCAGCTTAAGTTCGTGCGACTTGTCCGACCTGTCTTGAAAAAAGTCCAGCAGCTTTGGGATGCCGCCGGCAAGAAATGAAATTAGCGTTGAAAGCAGGGTAAGCATAATTAGCCTTTGTATGTGACCATAAAATAAATGCCGTAAATCAATGCGCCGCTTACAATAGCGCCGACTATAACGGTCAAAACCTCGACAGCAAAATCAATCTTGCGCTGCTTTTCACGGCGTTTGCGCATCAGTTCAGCTTTTTCACGCAATCTAATTTCCATTGCGGCGCGGCGTCGTTCTTCTTCTTCCTCGCGCTCCGCATTAACTATCGCGTCACGGCGCTGGCACAGTTCGGCGTACAGTCCTGGTTCTTGGCATTGCCAAGTCAGGTAGTGCTTCAATTCTTCTTCGTGCTGTTTTAATTCGCGCTCATACTGCATTGCTTCGAGCGCGACGACGGTAGCCGACTTGCGTGCGACCGGCTCGACCGGCTGGCCGTCGACCACTGCCGGCGGCTCGATCTTCTGTTTCTTCGCGTCGTTAATCTGTTTCTGAACTTCGCCCTGCGCGGTGAACACCTTAATCAGCGAACCCATTGATTCCGTCGCTGACATTCCAGCTTCGGCGCATTCTCTGAATTCCTCCATTGCGGATTTCGCAAAGTCGAACGCCGACTTCAAAGCCTTTGCGCCGCCAATGACTGCGCTGATCGTGATAGGGTCCATTGCCTACGCGATCATTTCGCGTATCCTTTGAAGAAAGCGATTATGGCGCCGGCTGCAAGTGCGATGCCGCCCAGTAGCTTGATAAATGAAACCAGCGTTGATGCTGCGTTCCATGCGTTCAACAGTTCGGAAATTTGGCCGGACTGCTTTTCAATGCAGACTTTCAGCATTTCTACGTCAGCGCGTAGCAGCGCAATTTCAACAGCGTCGTTATGATCTGGTGGCATCGTCTAATCTCAGAGTTCGGTAATAATGGCTTTCAGTTCGTCGGCAGTCTCGGCAGAATTAATCTGCTCTTGCACAGCGGCAAACTTGTCGCGCACTGCCTGCCGGCTGGCTTCCACGGCGGCAACGTCAGCGCCAGGTATCTGCTTGGCGATGACTTCATCCAGCGGCTGGAATTCGTCGGCACGCTTGGCGCGGCGCACATCGTGCGAAATGGCTTTCGCCTTGTCGATATTGATTGCGATCATTGCGCGATCTCCCAAGCGTTACGAAATGTTCGGTCTGACGGCACGTCGGCAGCGTCAATGATCTGATACGCCGTGCCTGCTGGCACGTCCTTGGCTGCAATCTGCTCGATTGACAGGCCGCAGTTTGGCGACGGCACGATGACAGCGACGCCGCCTTCGGGTGTTGCGTAGATAATTCTTTTGTCCATGATTGCCCCTAATTAATCAAATATTGCGGTTAGCGGAAGATGGCGACGTCAACTGTGTCGCGGTCTGTTCCAGTAGTTGATGATGTATAAGATGAAAACCATAGACGCACACTAGACGTTAGCCCGGTGTCAGAAAAATTGATCTGCCCCGGCGTCGAGTTGCTGCCGGATATTGCTTTGCTAGTGATTGCTGCGGCAAATTTCGCATCCAGCATCGCATTAGTAAAGTTAACCGTGTAATCCCCGACACCGTTATCCGTAATACTGGACACATTAAAATCAGCGCGGATAGCTACAACGCCCGTGCCATTGAAATTCACCCAAGCCTTAGCCAATCCTTCGCCCGTCGCCTGCGTGCTGCTGTCTGGGTAAGTAATGCCGGTGCTTCCGTTTATTGTGATAGCCAATCATCGGCCCTGCCTTTCGTGTTGGTTGGTGTGGCGGTTAGCGGAAAATTGAAATGTTTACAATAAATGGATCAACAGAAGTTGGGGCTGTTCCAACAGTCCCTGAAACAACTCTGCAAGATGTTGTTAGATTAGTTGCAGCATTTGCATTTGAAGAATAATAACTTCCTGTAGACCCTGAGCCATTAGAAACATTTATTGCATAATTTACATCTGCCATAGCCGTAGTAAAGTTTGCCGTATAATCACCCACCCCATTATCCGTAATACTAGACACATTAAACGCAGCCCGAATAGCCACCGTCCCAGTGCCGTTGAAATTTACCCACGCGCGACAAAACGTGCCGATCTCCGTGCCGCCAGAGTTCGTAACAGCAGGCGGTGATGTGGTGTTGGATTGGATTGTGCCGACGGTTAGGGTACTCATGATGTCACCCCTTTGATGATGGCGAGTGAGATTGTTACAGCTTGGGAAAGGGAGCCTGCAAATTCATTCTTAATTGTTAATTTAAACGATCCAGTAACTACATCACTTATTCGAACGCTATAGTTTACATTTAATGAGTTTGCTATGACAACATCAAAAGCTGCAATTACTGAATTATTTATTGTAAATACAGCACTAGAACCAGCTCCAAGCGCATCTGCTGCTGTCGTAATCTGACCACACGGCTTATTGAAAGTAACCGTTGTCGATTTACTCGTCAGCTGCGTAACCGTACCGCCAGACCCAATGCCGTAGCCTATGCCATCGGCTGAAATTACCGCTGTCATCTTATCCCCTTAAACATATGATCGTGAATTTGCGAACTCGCCATGTAATTTGTTTGCCGCTTCAATACGCGCGGCTATTGCGTTTTCAATTGAATCAAATGTTGCAAGAGATTTTGCTTTGCCGTTAATCCATATTTGCGCCGCCCAAACATCACCATAGTTAAGCTTGTAAATTCCTTTGTTAATATGGACGAGTTCGTCCGTTGTCCGCTGTTTAATTTTCATATGATAACCCAGCGCGAACCGCTTGGCACTGTGACGGCGATGCCGCTGTTGATTGTGATCGGACCGGCGCTGCTTGCAGATTTGCCGCTCGTAAGTGTGTAATTTGTTGTAACGGTCTGGCTATTTTCAACGAACACCTCATCATCACCGCCGCCAGTCGCACCGCCACCTACACTGCCCCAGGCTGTGCCTGTGTAGCCTTCAAACCTGCCCAGTGTGGTGTTGAACCGGAAATAACCCGTTGCCGGTGTAGGCCGCTGCGCAGTCGTGCCGGCATTAATGCCGGTTGCGCCAGTGCTGGTAAATGTGACTTGGCCGTTCGCGGTCAGTGTTGTGAAAGCGCCAGTGCCGCGCGTTGTCGCGCCGATAGGCGTGTTGTCAATCGTGCCGCCGTTAATGTCTGGCGTGTTGATAACCGGCGACGTCAGCGTCTTGTTAGTCAGCGTCTGTGCAGCTGCAATCAGTGCAATCGTATCGGACGCAACGACCGGCAACGTGTGCTGCTGCGTGCTGGACGGTCCGACCTTCGCCGCGATAATTGGCGCGGTCGCATTCGAGAACGTGACCTGGCCGGACTGCGTATTGTTGCCAGACAACGTGCCGGATAATGTCGCGCCGTTAATAGTTGGCGTCGTTAGTGTTTTGTTTGTGAGTGTCTGCGCGGCAGCAATCAGTGCGACGGTATCTGATGTAACCGCCGGCAGTGTGTGCTGCTGACCGGCGACTGGGCCGATTGTAGTGGTTGCGACCGTGCCGTTCAGCGTCGTCGCGCCAGTAACTGTCAACGTCGTGCCGACCGATACCGCGCCAGTGGTCGAAAGGCCGGTTAGCGCATAGGTGGTCGCCAGTTCAGCCCAGCTTGTGCCGTTCCATTTCTTCCAGCGGTTCGCTGCTGCGTCCCACTGTATCGCGCCGGTCGGAATGTTGGTCGACGTCGTGCCGCTAAACTGCAGTGCGACGTCAGTGTCGCGCGCCTGCAGTTCGGTCAGGAAGTTTGTATATGTGGATGTGAGTGTCGGTAGCGACCAGTTAGCCATTTTTAAACGCCTTTAGCAGACCAGGACGCGTTGCCTGATACGCGTGTTCCTGATGTGTCGAACAGCAAAACCTTGAATGAAGTCGGGTTCGGCACGTCAACAAAGTCATAGATTGCAATTCTTGCCACTGTGCCGGATGGCGTAACCGTAATGCTGCCGACGTCCACAAAATCAACATTAAACGGAACGACCGTGCCGCCGACGTCCGTGCTGACTGCCGCAACCGTGCCAGCGTCATTCTTCAATTTTACATCAAACCGCACGTTCAATCCGCTGACGGTCACAAAATTAGTGCCGCCAGTCTGTGTAAACGTGTATTTGACCTTCACATAACGAAAATCCGTGACATAGACGGAACTTAATCCGGCGTAATCAATCCAAGGGTCAGTGACCAGCTTGCGCACGCTGATCTGCGGCGTAACCGTAACCGTGCCAGTCGCGGCATAAGTTAGTGTTGTTGTGACTTTGGTAGCCGACAGCACTGTGCCGTAATCAAATGTTTCCTCATAAAAGCCGGACGCAACCGACGGCTGGATATAAATCGGGTAGCCTGCAGTGACTTGCGCTTGCGGTGATGCCCAGCCGCGACTTGTAAAATGCGATTGCCAGGTTTCTGTGCTGCTAATCGGCGCAAGGTAGCCGCCGATCTGGTCGTCAACGAATGAAGATTTCGTGCCGCCGAACGTACTGTCTTGATTGTATTGCAACTGGTAATCAGGCGGCTGGCTGACCAGCGCTTCGACGTTCGACTGTGCGCCCAGGTTGCCGGCCACGTCGACGCCAGCAATCCAGTAATTGAACACTCCGCCGGACGACTCGAATATCGCCGTAAACCGGCTGGAAATTCGACCGATGACCGTTGCAGATGCCCATGTCGCGCCTTTGCGCAACTCGTAATAATCAATCGGCAGCGTCGCGGTTGCATCGCCCCATTTCAGCAGCACGTTATTGTCGATGACTTCCTGCGTGATCGTCACTGCGACCGGAACCGTGACCGATGCGACGACGCTGCCAGCTGCGCCAGTGTTGCCGCTGATATCGGTCGCGGCAATCCAGAATGTGCGTGCGCCAGACCATGCTGCGCGGGTTGCAAAGGACGTGCCTTTAAGTGTGCCAAGCGACACGCCGGCAGCAAATGATGCGCCGTAACGAATTTCGTATGATTCGGTCGACAGGTCGCCTTGCACAGCATTCCACGTCAGCACAAGGTTTTGACCGGCGAACGATGCCGATATTGCTGGCGCTGCAGCCGTTGCCAGTGTGACAGATACCGATGCCGCGTTCGTGCTGTAGTTCTCTGACGTGTCCAGCGCCTTGACCAGATAAGTTTTCGTCGTTGCCTGTATCAGACCGACCTTAAACGACGTGCCTTTGACCTGCCCCAATAGCGTAGACGTTGCCCAGGTTGCGCCTTCGCGGATTTCATAGCTGTCAAGGTCAAGGTCAGCCACTCGCGTCCATGTGAGCGTGACGCCGATGTTCGGGTCCAGAACCTTAACCAGTCCCGTGACGTCCTCTGGCGGTGCTGTCTTGCCCAGTGCGTCAATGTCTGCCGTCGTGTAGCTGGTCGACGTGTTGCCGGATGCGCCAACAGAGTAGACGCGGAACTCGTAAAAGCCTGGCGTAATGTTCTTTAGGTCAAAGTCGTTCGCGCTCGTTTCATCCGTGATGAAATTGCCGTTGTCTTTGCGGTACAGCACTCGATAGGACGTAGCGCCCGTTACTGCCGGCCAGCTGGCCGTGATCTGTGCGCGTGCCTCTGCCTGATACAGATAAAGCGACTCGGAAAGGGTCAATGCGGTAGGCGGCTGCGGCGTCGTCGTCAGGTTCGTAATGTCCCGAACCTGCAGCGTCAGCCCGTCCTCAATGGCGGCAAACTTGCTGCCGTTATAAGCAAGCGCGCTGACCTCGATGCCGCCGTCGTCCGATTCCTTGCAGGCCATAACGCGGAACGTCTGCGCCTGAATGTCGTTCGACTGGAAAACCCAGATACTGCCGGCGGCTGGCACTGCGCTGTAAGCCGGCGTGACTGTAACCAGACTGCCGGCAACGCTCACGACTTCGCGCACTTCCACCACGCCGGTCGGCTGGATAATCGACAACGTAGCGCCTGAACTGGCCGCGCCAGGCGGCGAATCGACACTGACTGCAGTGGTAGTGCCAGAAACAACGCGACCGCCTCTGCGTGCGCCTGCGCGTGTTGGGTCGGCAATGGATATGATCTGGCCTGGCCGTGCGACAGCGCCTTCAATGCCGGTTTTAAACGTAACCGCTTCCGATTCCATTTGCTCGGTGTACAGCAGCCAGCGCCCAACGCGGTTAGCCTGGCCGCGTGACGTGCAGCCAATGGCAACAATGTCGGTCTGGATTACCCCGAACCGTGCAATCGCGTCGGTATCCTCGACGTATTCGACCTTTTGCGTATAGGCGTCGTCTGGGTCGTTCCACGTAACCAGCGCCACGCTATGACGTGCTTTTGCACTTGCGCCAATATAGGTAAACTGACCGTCGATCACGTTGGCTGGCGTGTACAGGTAGACCGAATCTTGCGGCGAATCCTGGGATATGGTCATTGCGCCGGACGACCAGTAAGTCATCGACCGGAAAATCGACGCCATGTCTTGCAGGACTTTAAACGCTTCGTTGCGGCTCTGAATGTACAGGTTGCAGGTAAAACGCGGCTCAGTGCCGCCAAAACCGTCCGGAACCATGCCGTCACAGTACCGACCGGCAGCGTACAGCGCCCACTTGTCGACCTGCGCTTCGCTGACGTAATTGCCCAGACCGTAACGCGTGTTAGTCAGCAGGTCATAAAAACACCACGCCGGATTATCCGTCCATGCGACCGTAAACGTGCCGTTCCATATGCCAGTGTAAGCGCGCGTCACTGGATTATAGTTCGACGGGATTTTCACTTTCAGTAGCTTCAGGTCATAGCCACGACGCGGAATGTTCTGGAATTGCGACGCGTCTATTTTGATGCCTACCAGCGCCGTGTTCGGATAGCGCAGTTTCGAGTCAACGATTTCTGTGTAGCTGGCAAAAAACGTCTTGTTCTGCAGGTTCGACTGCGTGCTGTCGTCCGTGATGCGGCGAACGCGCACGTCCCACGGTCCAGCGCCGGTTAACCCGATACGATAGGACCGCTGGTACTGGCTGGACGTCTTGCCGGTAATTGTGTCGGCAAGTTTCTGAACAAAGCCGCCGCCGGCTGTTTGCACGTCAATTGCGATTGCGACTGATGTGCCGCCAATATCGCCAGTTTTTGCGCTCTGCAAAGTCAGCGCTGGAATAGTCAGCGTCACGCGCACTGCGTTTGCGTTTGTGTTTGTAATCTGACGCGTAATGCTGACGGCCTTTTTTACCTCTAGGCTGACAGCTGTTTCGGCTTCAATAGAGGAAAAGCCTGGCACGTATGCCTGCGCTTGTGAACCTGGGTTTGTTGCGACAGAAACGTCTGTAAAGTTAAACGAACCGTCGCCGTTCTGCAGTGGCGTGTCGTCCAGATAAACAGACTTTAGACCGTCTACCAGTCCTTCGATTTCGCCTTCGCAAACCGCGTCTAGTACCTGCGCGAACGCTTTTGAACGCAGATTGTCTGCAACCTCTGTTGGCGTGTGACTAGACCCGCCGCCGCCTTTGCCGCCACCTCCTGCGCCTTTGATAATCATATCGCCACCTGTTCTGCGACGATGCCGGCGCTTATAACTGCGGAACCCACGCGCAGCCGCCCGTAGCCGACAGCGACCGGCTGACCTTGCGCGGTCGTATTGATCGGACCATTGAAAATATAAGATGGATTGTTTTCTGTCGGCTCTTTAGGCGCGCCTGCATCTGGCGACGGCGCAAGCATTTGTGCCACGCCGCCCAGTATCAATGATGCTCCCATACTGACAGCCAGACCGCCGAAAAACGTCGTTGTTAAACCGCCAGCAAGAAACCCACTAGCCGCAATGGATGCGCCGCCGGTCACGAATGCCAGTCCGATTAAAGCCGCGCCAAGCAAAATGCGACCGAACGAACCGCCAGCGCCAGTAATGACCGGCACGATCTTAATTATCTGCCTGCCGGTAGGATTATGCAATTCATCGCCGCCGGTATCGTCTTTGCCGACGACGACGCGATAATAACGGTCGGCCATGTATTGCTGCATCTCAGGAAAGTTTGCGACCAGCGCGCGCACGGCTTCGGCTG